CGCTACCACTTGTTAAGTTATTTCCTGCTTGATAACCGATACTAATGTTTTTATTACCATTAGCGGTATTTGATGTGCCATGATAGGCTTGATATCCTAAAGCAGTATTGAAATCTCCTTGCTTCCAATATCGCATGGCCTCATGTCCTATGGCCGTGTTACCATCACCGGAATCAGTAGGAGAACCGCTTGAATCACCATATCCTGCGAAATTACCCATAACTACATTGTTATTAGCGGCCTCTGTTTGTTGCATTGTCATGTCGCCTATGGCTATATTGTTTTGACCTGCGCCCTCGTTACTCATTGATAGCCAACCAATAGCAGTATTCAAACCACCTGTGTTTGTCTTAAGAGCCTCATATCCTATTGCTATACTTCTACTACCTGTGGTAAGTGTTTTTAAAGCATCAACACCTATTGCGATATTTTGATTTGATTCAGTTAAAGCACCACCCGCATGATGACCCAATAATATATTTTGGTCGGCAGAAGTAATTGCATCTCCCGCATAATTTCCAATTACTGTATTCTTTTCTCCACCTGCAACAGCACCACCTAAAGCATCGTAACCTATTGCTATGTTATCTGATTCTGTATCGTAGCCATCAGCCGCACCATAACCAATAGAAATATTTCTATCTCCTGTTGTAATTGCAGTTCCGGCATTAATTCCTAATGCTACGTTGTAATTACCGTTACTTGCAGTTATAGAATCTAAAGCACCACTACCTAATCCTATGTTAGAAG